GGTCGGGGTCGTGGTCGGGGTGATCGGAGGAAACATGTTTTACATCGAACGAAAAGGCGACCGCGCAGGCGCACGTAGCGCAAGGAGGGCGGGGCGATGAGCGACGAAGCGAAATTTGATTTTGTAAAAAAGAGCCTGTCTCAGATGTGCGAGCAATTTGTTCGTGAAATTCGTGAGAGAGGTTTGGACGGTAGCCAATGCATGATGGCTCGATTCATGCTCGATGTGACGAACAAGTGCGATCCAAATGAAAGCCTGGATGCAAACATGTATGAGGTCCGAATCGAGTGCGGCCCATCGCGTTTTGCGGGAGTCGGAGCGTTTGCGAAACACGCAGCGGAGCTAAAGAAAGCAGAGGACGCGCTTCGCAGCTCTGAGGAGACTGTTCGGATATACGAACAGTTTCTCGAAAAGAACAACATCGACATAAAAACAGGGGACCGACGATGAGTAAACGCAAGCGATCGCGCATGCCGCGTGATGCTGAGGCCCACAGACTGGCTCACAAACTCCGCGACCCGAAATTTTACACCGCGCGAACGAAGCGCGCGGTTAACAGCGGAGGTGTGCGGTGAACGTCGGCGAAGCGAACCGCGTACGCGCCTGTCTGGACTGCGGCGAGCCCGGCGCATTTTTGTGGCGCACGACGAAGGGCGAGAATCCTGGTCGCTTGTTGCGCATCTGCGCCGCGTGTCTGCGCAAAGACGACTGGCACCGCTTTGGACTGGTCGAGCGTCAGCCGATCCTGGGAGAGGTGGCCACGGAGCTTATTGACGGCGTGTGGCGCTTCCCCGGAGCGGAGGGGCCAGAGCCCTCAGCCGTCATCACCTACACCGACGAGCCGTCACCGGAGACGGGTGACGTAGGTTGGTGCTGGTGGGCGGATGGATCGATGGGGTGTGCGCCCACGTACGAGGACGCCTGTCGCGCCGCCGAGGCAGCGATTTATCGCCGCATCGCCAACAGAATGGCGGTGATGTGATGCCGTACGTCGGGAAAAGCATGGACCGAAAGCGCAACGCGCGCCGACGCCAGCTCAGCGGCGCGCACACCGCCGAATCGTGGAATGCGGCGTATCCGGTCGGTACGCGCGTCCGCTACTGGCCCGTCTACCCTCCGCACGGCATTCCGCCCGTGGACACGACGACGCGATCAGAGGCGTGGGCGATTGGCGACGGATCGGTGGTCGTGCTCATCGCTGGAAAGAGCGGCGGCGTGTGGCTGTCGCACGTCGAGGTGTTGCCGTGAGCCACAAGGACGGGCGCGTGGTGTTGTCCGCATGGGTTGACCCGGCGCTGCGCGATTACGCGCGCGAGGCTGCTCGCTTGTCTGGGCTGGAGTTTTCACATTGGGTCGCGCGCGCCGTGCGGCAGACGATGGCACGCGAGTCGGCGGACAGAGCGGTGGCCGCCGCGATCGATCGTGGCGAATGCGGGACGTGCGGCTACGCGCCGTGCGCTTGTGACCAAACATGAGTTCGTGCAACCAACAAGAATGCGAATTCGCGCCGAAGGGTGATGCGTTCAACGCATTGGATGAGATCCTCCACGACCTTTGGCACGGCACCGACCCTTCACTTGCTGGGATTGAGAGCTCTGAGCTTCAATCTGCCCGCAAAGAACTCGCCGACCTACGCGCACGCGTGTTGCCGCAAGCAATTGTGGAGGCGGTGGGCGTATACAAGGAAGCGTTCCTGCGCTGGAGTTCTGACTGCATGAACGTGGACAATGTTTTCATTCTCGAAAAAGTAAAGGAAGAGCTAATGCGGCGCATCGAAGCCGACGCGAAAGGTGGTGGGTGATGAGTGACCATAGGGTAACCGTATTCGACGAACACGACAACGTGGTCGGATTTGGCGTGTACCAAGGTAACGCCGATATGTTGAAGAGCGCCTACTTTGCCACGGCTGAGGAGCGCGACCGAACATGGCGAACGCCGGAGCAGTATCGCGATTGCGCGTGCAACGGCGCTCCATCTAGCGTGTTTGTGCGAGACGATTTTGGTGAGGTGGACAAGAGCAAACCTGGCAGAGCGGTTGATGCGTGCAGATCATGCATGGTTCTTTTCGACACGCATCCGGATGCAAAGTACTGGGCAACGGGCCGGGCCAACCAATGAGCGCACTCGACGACGTGTTAGATGCAGCATCTTCATGCGAACACTGCTACGAGCAAGAGGAGAAGGCCCGCGAAGAGCTGGAGTTGTTGCGGGATGAGGCGTTCGAAAGAGCTCGCGACATCCTCGAAAAAGGACAAGTGGGTACGACGCAATATGTGCCTGAACGTGTCACCCGCATCCTCCGCACCGACCCCGAACGCGCGCGGGAGATGGGGTTAGGGTGGGCGTTGTGACAGTTCACACGTTGAAGTGTATTTCGCCGTACTTTGAGGACGTGCGCGCAAAACGAAAGCGGTTCGAGCTGCGCAAGGACGACCGAGGGTTCGCGGTTGGAGACACGCTCGTACTTGTACATCCAGAGACAGGCGCTAGAACGTCCGCGTTTGTGGAGTACATCCTTCGCGACTGTCCGCAATTCGGGTTGATGCCTGGGCACGTCATCATAGGTCTCGGAGATCCGGATGAGGTGGGGTTATGAGCAACGTAATCCCATTCAAGCGTTCCGCTGCTAAGCCGCATGCCTCGCGGTGTGATGTGTGTGGGCTGCGGCATCCCAACGATATCGTCTACAAACTCCACCGTCGGTTCAAGTTTCGCAAGGTGGACACGTCGACAATATGCGGAATCGAGATTCTCTACAGCTGCCCTCAATGCAAGGAAGAGTACAGCGTTCTATACGGGCGAGCAGAAGAATGAAAACGTGTGCAACGTGCAAGTATATGGCTGCACCGCGCAGCGCGGCGATCTACTGGTTCGACGACTCCGACCAGGACGTGGAATCAGAGCACGCTAGCTGCGCGCGCATCATTCACGGCAACGTCGATAGCTGCGCGTCGCGCAAAGCGGCGAAAGAGTTGGCGGTCGTCACGGATGGCAGCGGTTACGCCGCAAGGTTATGCGTGCTGCCCACCTTCGGCTGCGTGCTGCATGAGGAGAAGGAAGAATGAGTTCACTAAATTATGACTTTGACGAAAGCTGCACAAAGGAAATGGCGTGCGTCGAGTGCGGAGAAAAACGCACCGACGAATATTGGCCAGTGCATACATGCAACACTCCATTGTGCGATAAGACAATTGCGCGCCTCCGACGCATGGCTGATGCGTTCGCCGCAGACAATCGCGTAGGTCAGTGTGCCTGCTGCAATGCATACGTGCACGAGGGTATCGGCAAACACACCGCCACATGCGACGTAGCTGCACACCTAAACCTGCCGAGAGAAACGGTGTGAGAATGACTGTCAAAATTTCTACTTACGATGTTCTCAGGTTGCAGCTCGAAAGCGGCTGTAGCCCACACACGATTTATCGCTACCTGTCTGGCGTGCCGGTTCGGCCTGTGAGCGCCCGCAGAATTCTGAGCGCCGCGCAGAAGCTCGGGATCAAAATTGAGAATCCGACAGAGTGACTGGTGTCAATTCTGACTTGACACCGTCCGACTCAAGACATATACATAACGCATGGCCGCACGGAGCGCAGAAGACCGAACCATAAACCTGTTTGACCACGCTCGCGAGCGTCGCATCGCGGAGGGTGAGCGGCTAAAGAAGGAGTCAATCGAGCAGGTGGACAAGGCCAACCAGCTCTGGGTCGATAGGGCCGTCCAAGTTGGCAAAGGAATCGCTCAGTCACGCGCAGGCGGCACAATGACGGCTGACGATATCTACCCGCTGATGGGAGGGCTTGTGTGCCGTGAGCCAAGGGCGATGGGTGCCGTCATGTCCAAGCTTTCGGACGCGGGTCTTATAGAAGCTACAGATAGAACAGTGAAGTCAACCAGGCCGGAGTGTCATCGCCGGCCCATTCGCGTTTGGAGAGTGCTATGAAATGCTCAGAAAGTATCGCCCAGCTTGCCAAGGCCCTTAGTATTGCGCAGTACGAGATGGAGGGGGCGAAGAAGGCATCTGTAAACCCGCATCTAAAAACAAAGTATGCGGATATTTCTAGTGTGTGGGAGGCCGCTAGAAAGCCGCTGTTTGATAACGGCCTGTCCGTCGTACAGACGACCCTCCCAAGCCAGGATGGTGCGCACGTGGAGACGACACTGCTCCATGCGTCTGGGGAGTATGTTTCTGGGGAGCTATTCATCCCTGCTCAGAAGAAGGATGCGCACGGTTTTGGGTCCGCTCTTACGTACGCGCGCCGCTATGCGTTGATGGCCATGCTTGGGATTGCTCCCGAGGATGACGATGGCTCTGCTGCGGTGCAGCCTGCAAAGGAGCAGAAGGAGCAGCCTAAAAAGCAATACGCTGACGTGTCTCCGCTTTACGACCAACTGAAGTCATGCAAAGACCTTCAAGACCTTGCGCGCGTGTCGATTGCAATCGGCAAGCAAAAGGAGGGCCTGTCTCCGGATGACCTGAAAAAGCTTCAGGACCAGTACTTGAACATGAAGTCACTGCTGGAGGAAAAGTGAACCCCACCGGCTCGTCACTGGAGAGGGCCGAAAAGTGTCCGCGCTCGTTTCAGATTGAACTCCAGGTTGGCAACACCTCGGCTGCATCCATCCGAGGGACTGACAATCATGCGGAGATGGAGAGCTCCATCAAGTCGGGAGACCTGTCCGCGCTGAAGCCTAGGACGCAAGAATTTGTCCGAACCTTTGGTGTGATAAAGGCTGTCGAGGTTGGGTATGCCATCAACGTGGACACTGGGGCGGTTCGCTCAATCAAATCCAGGGGGGAAGGCGGCTACGCTGGCCTTTCGGAAGGAGACATAGCGCTAACCATTGACCTTGTTGCCGAAATGGATGGCGAGACGTGGGTGGTTGACTGGAAGTCTTCTGGACGCGTTACGCCTGCCAAGGACAACCTTCAGCTCCTCGCTGGCGCCTACGCCACCAAGGCAACCAAGGTGGCTATCCACTACCTTGACAACGGGGAGACAGACCAGGCAGACGTACACGAGATGGACCGCGACGCCTTTCTGGTTCGAGCGAAAGATATCGTCAGGAAGATTCGTGAGCCGAACGCAGCCCTCCATGAAGGGTCGTGGTGCACGTACTGCCCTGCGAAATTCGGATGCCCTGCGAAGGCAAGCTACATCAAGCATGCTCTCGCAATTGCTCCCAGTGAAATCTTGTCTGCCGAACGGGCTGGCGAGATATGGGGAGAAATCAAGCGGGCAAAGGGTGTTATCGAGACCATGGAAGACGCCATCAAGCTCATGTCGAAGGACGTAGATATACCGCTCCCAAACGGACGCGTCCTTCGTCAGGTTCCGGTAACGTCGCAACGCACAGACCTAAAATCCGTAGAGGCTGATTACGCTGCGCGTGGCGTAGAGATTCCGAAGTATAGTTACACCCACTACACAACGAAGGAAGTGAAACCATGATTACAGTAACGGTGTCTGGTAATGTTGGACGAGAGCCGAATCGGACGGACAAGGGCCACGTGTTCTTTTCGGTGGCAAGCAAGAACAAGGACAAGGATGGAAACCAGGTGACGACGTGGGTAGACGTTGCCGTGTTTGCGAAGGCAAACCTTGATACGTCCAAGGTTGAAAAGGGCACCTATGTAACGGTCACTGGGAACGGGTCTCTCGAAACATTCAAGGAAAAGACATCCCTGAAAGTGTTTGCGAAAACGCTTGAAGTTGGCTTCCCGGTGGACAAGGTGTCACCGAAGAAAAAAGAGCGACACGAAGACATTCCATTCTGATAGTCTTTTCTTTAGCGACGCGGCCTGCCCCCCCCCAACCCCCATCGACCAGGCTGCTCCGAACCTTGGCCCGAGGTGTCGCAAAGGGCTTTATTCCTTTTCCTCTTCGTCACGGAGTTGCAATGTCCTGTCTACGAGATCACCGTTGCTAGACCATGAACTTGCCTGAATCCCTGTTGGCAGTGTATCTGGCGGTGCTGGCGTTTGAGGCGCTGGCAGCGTGGCGTAGACTCGCTTCATCTCGGTAAAAAGCGACTTCATGAGGCGCGCGTAGTCTTCCTCTTCCGCGGTGTAGTATCCCTGTTTCTTGAGCAGCCTGGCAAAGGCAACTGGGTCGCCCGTGAGCACAGCCGGCCACGATAAGGCGAACCTTCGAGCCAGTAGGGCTACGTAGTCAAAGCACCCATCCTCAAGGTTTGCGTAGGCCCTGAACTTGGTCATCGGGTGGTTGGCCAAAAACCTGACGCGAACGTTTAGCCCGCCGTCGTCCTTTGCTATCTCGCAGGGCTCGTTGGCGGTACTGTTTGCGACGTATCGCATGGCAATGGCGCGAGGCAGGTTCTCCTGCGTGGCATAGAACGTACAATCTTGGTCGCCAGACGCCTTTATGCCTGCGCAATTGTAGTTCATCATGCTGCCACCGCGACCTGTTTCCAGGGCCCACTGCGCCCCAAGGATGCATAGTGAATCCTCGGATGGCTCGTTGCCAAAGAAACGCAGCCAAGCCTTGCGTAGGGCTGGCAATATTTCCGCCGAGGAAACAGGTGTCTTTTTCGCGGTGTAGACAATCACTTGCCGAACTTCTCCTTTTCGGCAATGTCTGCGGCAAGGTTGGCTGCCTTTATGGCAGCGTCGTCGAGGTACTTCTTGAGAACGTCAACTGGAGCAAACTTCAGTGCCAGCTCCATGAGTGCCATGGCTGCTTCGAGCTCTTTCATTTTGCGTCTCCATCGGTTGAAGCGTCTTGACTTCCGAGGCCCCATTTTTGGTCCACTGCTTTGCGGCATTCGGTTGACTGTTCCTTTGTCTGAGACTTCTGGACGCATTCCTGAAGCTGAGCGCTGTAGGTCGCGTTTGCTGTCGCGTGAAGAGCTGACGCGCATCCGGCAAGGAACACGATAAGGGTCGCATATTTCATTGTCCTAGCGCCGCCTTTCGGTCTGCCTCAATCTTCGCAACGAGCGCGGCACCGGCCTTGTATTCCTCCTCTGACAGGTAGAATCGCACACCGGCAAAACCGATGAGGGCAACCGCTGAATCAATCATGGGCTTTGCCTCTTCGAACTTTTCGAGGTCTGTTTTCTCAGTCATTTGGAGTCATCCTTGTAAATGATGGTGGGTTCAGAGGTTGGAGCTGGCTTCTTTTTCGCTTCGAGGTATGCGCCGAACACGTCGCTCGTGAGCTTCGCGAAGATGCGTATCACCTTGGTGTAACCGGGGTGGCTCTCTTCAAATTCGGGCGTAAGAACATTTTTGGCTACACCTGAAACGAGGCTAACAACGGAGTAAGCGACAAGCGCAAACGCCTCAGGGTGCTGTTGGATCCACGGCAACAGGCTTTGCATGGCTCTCCTCCTTTTGATGCGAGTAGTTGGTCAGGATGACGGTAAGTATGGTGATGAGGTGGTAAAGAAGCTGAGCGCGTCCGGACGTGATTCTGTCCATAAGCTTCCGCTGCTCTTTTACGCGAATCGAATTCGTATCCGCCCGACTTTCGAGAGCGTGAAGCCTTCGCTCATGGTTGATGGCGCCAAGGGTTTGCTCGATGCCTAGCTCGCTCACCGCCTGCTTTAGCGCGTCCTTTAGAATTCCGCTTTTAGCGGCTTCTTCTACAGCCTCGCGAATGGCTGACCTCATGTCCGGCGAAAGGCTGTTCATTTAGCTTGTCCTAAAAATGTGTCCGTTTGTCTGAATCGAATGCGCATTCAGGTTCGCGCTAATGTTTCCCCATGTCATCTGGTACGGAGCCCCATAGGTCCCCGTTAAGTCGTCGGCAGGCAACCCGTTGTCGTTTGTGTAGAATTCAACATCTCCGCCCGAAAGGCTCCCCTTCGTCGTCTGAGCTCCGTTCGTTTTGTACGTAACGGTGCCACCTCGATTCGTGATGGCGCGCCTCGTTGCAACGTCTCCGTAAAACAAATCTCCAGGCCCCGAATATTTCTGCGGGAAAAGGACGGAGGAGCCCTGCTCAAGGCAGATATGGGAACCAGACGACCCAACGAATCCAGCGGTTGCGCGCTGAACCGCAAGGCCGTTCACTTCGAGCACCGAGCTGTTCTGAACGTAGATGCCGGCGTAGGCGTTGAACAACGGCGTTCCGTACACGTACGCCGTAGAGTTTGGGCCAACGTTGAGACCGTAAAGGCCGGAAACTAGGCCGCAGTAAATCTCAATGCCTGAGGCTGGATTCATGTAAATCCCGTTGTCCACGGACGTTAGAACGTTGCGCGTGTACGATGATATGAACGGTATATCGGTGATTCTGCACCCAACAGCAGAGAACCCACCGTTAGGGCGCACTTCGGTTGCGTTGAGTGAAGCTTGTTTCCAGTTGATGTTTTGAATCTGAACCGAGATGGCGCCGGTTGACGAAACTGGGTCCGCGTTGCTTGCGATAGCCGAATAAGCGACTTGCGTCAGGTCTTGAATCTCGTAGTCGTCACCCGGTGAGGGTGGACGGTCTGTGCCATCAAGGCCGCCATTTGTGGTCGGCTTACGCCATGGGGTCGTGATGACTCCGCCTCCGAATTGGAGGTCGTATCCAATATCGGCGAATGCACCCGCGTTCGCGCCGCTGGTAAGCATCGCTCGCTTCCCGAGATACGGCGCCCATGAGCCGATGCTCGCATCGATGATTTGGTCGTGAAAATTCATCCCTGGGATGGCGGCACTGTACGACGTGATGGTGCCCGAATAAGCCACCGAAGGAGTTGTTCCAAGTTCTTTGTATGTAAATCCGCTCCCCACAACGATATCGAGCACAACGTTCTCGGTGTGCGCGGATAGGTACGTGACGGTAGTGTTTTGCCGCGTTGGGTTGCTACCAAGCCGACGACTCAGCTCGGCTCTCGTTTTGATGGGGTCGCCAGGTGCACCTGTGTTTTCGTCGTCGCCGCCGGCATAGTCGATTTCCCAGTCAGCTTGAAGCGACCAGCTTACATCCGGGTTGTTCTGCCGGAACCATCGGCTCCCGTCGAACGCGGTAAGGACGGTGATGCCGTTGGCCGGCGTAGTCGTATCGTTCTTATTGTTCACGAAGAAATCGCGAACCGTTTGAACGAAGGCCAGTGTGCCATCGTTGAACGTGGTGTTGTCGGTTCCGCTAAGCGCCGCGCAGCCCGTTGCGAATACAGCGTTACCTGAGCCACCTCCACCAAACACGAGCGTTTGCCACGTTGTTTCGTCGGCGAGAAGGCGGAAGTATGTGTCGTCGGCAATCGAGTAAGCGACCATCCCGGCGTAAGCGAATTCGGTTCCGATGATGGCGTCGCGAGCGGCGATATCGGGGAACGAAACCCAGCCGCCCTGGCCACCACCGTTGAGAACGATAGGGCCAGCGTTGCCAAGGACGTAGACGTAATCTGTAAGGCCAATTCCGGGCATTAGGACCACACCACCGTGAACGCGCCGAGACCGGCGAGGTTAGACCGCACAACGTAGTAATTTTGAGTGACGCCAAATCCGTTGGTGACGCTTACCGTATCAACAACGGATGCTCCGAACGGGAATCCGCCCACGGTGCCGGTCGGCACTCCGTAGGCTGTCGGAACGCAATACCATGCGTATTCGCCAGGTCCGCAGTTGTAGTTCACCGTGCGTGAGTTGTTCGCGGCAAGCGGCTGAGACGCAAGCGACTCAATGAACGCCTCAGTGATGGTTCCAGGGTCCGTATCGTTTCCGTAGAAAACGCGGGGTCGCCATACAAGGCTCACTGAATCCGTTACGCTGCCCGGTTGAGCTGTGATTGTGACAAGCACGGAAGCGTTGTTAGCCGTCTTTGCAATCGCCCAAGCGGGTGAGCCGGAGGTATATGGGGACGAAAGATTTAGCGGCGTGTCTCCATTGTTGTTCGTGATTTGTGCCGCTGTTGGCGTTCCACCAACATAGCTGGCCGTAAACGGAGGATTGTTGATGGTAGCGCCAACCTCAACCGTCTGCGCGCCAGAAAGAGAAACGGAGAAATCTGGCCCAATGTCGCTTTGCGTCAATTGGCGCGGAACGAACACCGAACCGTTCCACACGTATACGCTTTTGTTGTTCGGTGGTGTCCCCGCTTGAACGGGGTTGTTTTGAATTGAAAGAGCGTTTCCGCTCCCACCGCCACCGCCGGGGGCAGGATTGTAACTGAATCCATCGAAAACAAGAGTGTCGCCGATATTAGGGTCGAGAGGTGATACGGGCCAATCTTGAATTGAGATTGCGTTACCTGAGCCGCCTCCTCCGGTGGTGTTGTAAAGACCTCCGAAGAATAGGTGAACGGTCCCATCCTCTTCCGTCCACCCCACAATGTCGTCCGTTTCTACGATTGACGGGCGCCGCTCCAAGTATCCGGTATCTCCAACGCGCACGTAGCAAGCGACACCGTCTCCAAGACCGGACAACTGAGTTGAAATGTCGCCATACGACTGGATGAACACAGAGTTGTTGACCCCGCCAACGGATGTGACAATTCCAGAGCTCTTGCGTGTTCCGCGGGTCGCAAGCGTTGAGACCTGATAGGTGCCATCCACCTCTACAAGGCAAATACCAATAGGCGCAGACTCAGATAAGTTGAGAGGGTATGCGACCAGTTGTACCGTATAGTTAGGTGTCATTTTCTCGCAATCCTATCCAAGCTTGTTTGGTAGTTCTTTGAGATGCTGATGGACGCACCGGAAGGAATACTAGGTTTTTGTCCACTTGAAACGGCAAATGTGGCGCCAAGTGCCTTTTGGGATTGCGATGACATGGCGCGCGACGTTGGAACTCCGGTTAGGATGTGAACGTTGTTTAGCGCTTGGAACGAGAGCGGCTTTCTGGCGTGAATGAGGTTATGCGTAACTCGCATAATCATGGCCTTGTAAAGCTTTGGGTAGACAGCTTGCAATGCGTCTACGTGGCGGCGGTTACCTTTGCCTTTTGCCACTAGGTTCATCACCCCGATGGGGTCCGACACCGCTTCTGCGTAGTGCATGAAGTTGGATATATCGATGTCGCTCACCATCCGATTTGGTTCACTGAACTGCGGGGTGGGGGTATATGGATCGGACACAGTAGGCGGGAGCTTCTCCCTTAGAAACGCAACCCCGCGCGCTGCTGTCGCGGCGATGGCCGCAGATGTCTTTGGTGCGCTTGTCGCTAGGTCGCCGAACTGCTCACCGACGCGGTTTGCAATGGACGCAGCGTCCGCGGATCGTACGGCATCTGCAATCCTATTGTACTTGCGACGGCGCTCAGCAGCCGTTGCCCCGGATGAGATGACCTCAGGGGAGCCAAGTCGCGGGATTCTTTCGAAGATGCCGTCAGCTGCTGCCGTGCGCGGCACCGCATCGCCAACGATGTTTTTGGCTCCACCAGCTATGGCAGCATCAGCGCGTGTCGCCATCTGTCGTAGGCCAAAAATGGACGATACCTTGCGAGCAGCTTGCGCTGCGGCAAGATTCAATCTGTCAGCAGCTAGGCTTGAGCCAACGATTCCCGCTGCCTCCAACGGATGTCCTGACAGCAGCGCAGCGCCAGCCCCAAGCTTGGTAAGGAATGAAGGGCCGCTGCCTGCTGCGGACTTGGCCGCCGAGCGCTCCGTAATCTCGCCAAGGTCACGCATGGCCTGGTAGAGCTTTTTCGTGCTTACGTATTCGTCTGCGAGGTCCTTGCTGACGGACTTTTCGATGTTGCCGACAAGAGAATCGTTCTCAACAATATCTCGGAGCTTTTTGAGGTTGTCTTGGACTGGCTGCGGCTTGGTTGCGTCCCACTTTGTGGCCTTGTCCAGCCTGATGCGAGCCTCCTGCCATTGCTTGTTGGAGGAGTCTTCCCCGAGGGCCTCAAGCTTCCCCATCCAGCTCTTCACTTCGGACAAGTCGTCCAGGGCCCCAGGCTTGAAAATGGGTACCTTCTCGGTCACAGTCTTTCCTCCGACGATTCTTGTTCGATCCTCAAACCGTAGGATGTTTGGCTTTACGATCTTCTCATCTACCAGTTCAGCCAGATTCTGATAGCTCGGCTTCGGTGCCCCCACCTCGTCAACACGCCCAAGAATTGAGCTGAGTCGCTCTCCAACAGCAGACTTCTGCTCGGATGCCCATTCGTGAATTTTCTTCACGTCCGAAAGCGGAGAAATCTTATCCTGCTCCATTTTCTTGAGCACGATTTCAGGGAATTCGCCAGGAGCATACCTGCGGCCAATGGAGCGAACGTTCGACGGCGTTGCGCCGATAGCCTTGTTGAACCGCTGGTCTACAAACGAGTCTCCAATTCCTCTGGCTGCGGCGCCATCTACTTCAGCGCCAAGCTCGCTGGCCTTGGCTGCGGAGGACTCTCCTTTGGAAAGGATTTCATCAAGAGTTGCACTGCCACGAAGCGCCCCCCTTGCCTTCCACCCAGACGCAGCAAGCGAGCCACCGACGCCAAGCACAGAGCCAAGCATGAACGCTTTGCCTGCGGAGGCGACAACCTTCTGAGCGACGAGCTCTTCATCCCCAAGGACGGATTCGTGCAGTTGGTCGCCAATGTCCATGGCGGCCATCTCGGCCCCAATACGACCACCAGTGAGCGCAGCACGCCCGAGCGTACTGCCTTCCATTGCTGCAATCTTTGCGGCGGCAGCAGTGCCCTTTAGGCCGGCCGATACCTCCCCGGCACCAAGCGCCATGCCGGCAATTGCCCCACCTAGCCGAGAAGAGCCCTCAAGCCACGGAGAGGTCTTATTGAAGTCTTTCAGTAGGTCCACTGCGCCTGTGGCGCCGGCAGCCTCAAGGGCCTTGTCGGACAGGCCAAGCGTGGCGCCACTGATTGCATTTAGTCCGGCCCCTGCTGCGTTCGAGAAGAGATACTTGCCGAGGGTGCCTTCCCTTTTTTCTCGCGCCTCGGATAGCGCTTGACCCTCCGCAACAGAGGTCGCGGCCTTTCTCAGTTCGGCTGCGGTTGGAGTGTGCGCCTGCGCTGACTCCTTGAGCATTTCTGCAGAGGAGGAGGGCAGACGTACAACGTCTCCGTCACCGGTAGTTACAAGCTTCGATGACTCTTCTGCCATCTATTCGCTCCCAATGGCTGCGCCTGATTTGCTTTCGTTGCCAAAATTGAAGAGCGGAGAAAGTGATTTTCCGAGGTATCTCCTCTTTGGGCGAAGTACGCCATCGGCCCCTTTTACATTGGAAACCTCAACCCTTATTGGGCTGTACGAATTTATGTATGACGCAAACTTATTTGCATATGCCGTCATCGTCCTTCGCATTATGGCGTTGTTTGCGCTAAACTTAGGTCCGACTAAAAAGTCGAGCGCGCTCGCGTCTCCGCCGGCGAGGGCTTTTTGGATCGCCATTTCTTCTTTGCGAATGACGCCCTGCCCCTCTTCCTTTGACATGGACTGCGCAAGCGCCATGGTTAGGGTGTGAATGTATTGAAGGGACTTGTATGCCTCTGTCGGGCTCTTTAGCCCATCCCTCGCAGCCTTTTCCTTGGCGCCCATAAGGTCACTCATCAAGGCAAGCGTCTCAGCCCTCTTTCCAGCCGTGTCAAGCACTTTGCTTTTTACGGATTCAGGAAGATTTGTAAGCAGAATGCCCTGGCCACCTTTACCCCATGCGATAAACGGCTCATTCTGAAGCTTGCTGTCAAACTCCTTATCTTCTTTTGAAAGTGCGCCACCGGCACCCGCTCCTGCGCCAACAACAGACGGCACCTCAACCTGAGACTCGCCAACGTTGGTATGACCCAACTGTGTAAACAGGAGTTCCTTTTTCATCCTGTCATCGTTGAGCCCAGACAAAATGGTTTGGTACGCCGCCTCGGAGCCTGGACCCTTGGCGATGTCATCGAACGTCTTGCGGAGTTCCGACTTAGCCATGTCGATATAATTGATGTGCGTGGCCGCAAGCGCCTGCTCCATATCGCCGTACTTTTCAAGGTTCATGCGAAGCAGATTGTTCTTTACGGAGAAGGCGTCTTTTTGATTCTGAAGGTTTGCCCGCTGGGCAGCGATATTTTGGTTGATGCCTTCCTGAATGATGTTGAGTGCGTTGTTTGGTCCACCGTTTAGTGAGGCGCCAAACTGACCCAACCCAACCGCAATGGCGGAGACCATTCGACCAAACACACCGCCACGGTTGTCCCAATACTTATCAGGATCGATTTCAGTAGATGCGATCTTTTCAGACGTTGCGTTCAGGTCTTGGAGCTGCTTCTCCACGTAAGCGTCTCGCTGAGCCTGAATGGCCTGCTGCTCAATCTGGCGAGCCTCAAGCGCCTCTCTGTACTTGCTCTCGTACAGCGCATTCGCCTCAGCCTGTTGCGCAATTTCTTGCCGCCTTGCTTCTGCAGCAAGAAATGCGTTCTCGTTGCCGTGCTCGCCATAATGGCGAGGAAGCGCAAGCTCCTCATCCCCGTACCCGCGTTGCAATTGAACCGTATGTGGTCCAGGGGCCCATCCGAACGTCCCTGCGCCACCGGAGGCGCCAGTCTTTCCAATTAGCTTGTTGTATTCACCAAGCGAATACGTGGGAGGCTCTCTGTCCTTGTTGACCATTTCGTCGGTTCGCCTGTCGGTTTGGTCAACCTGCGAAATTGGGTTTGGCGCGTCCTCTGTCACAATGCCGGCGGGTGTGTTTTTTACGATTTCATTGCGCCTTGCAATAGCGTCGGCAATTGCGCTGTCGTCTGGCTTCGCAGCCTGGCCTGACGCCCGGTTGATTGCCGCAACAGCTACCGGGTTTCGTATGAAACCAGTTGGTGGATTTATGCCCTTGAGTGACGCAATCTGGTCTGCCATGGCGCCGGTGTCGTCACGAGCCATGGACCTAAGGTTCGCGGCTGCAATTTTGCGCGCCTCAAGGTCTTCATCGAATGCGCTGGGCATTAGTAGCTCCCTTTCGGCTGAATGGCTGGCTGCGCTCCATACATAGCCTCTTGCTCCGCCTTCAGCTTATCCACTTGCTTCTGTAGGTCAGCGGCAGCCGCGAGAGAAAGCATCATGGTACCCTTGCCGTCAATGACCTTCCCTTGTGGCGTGTCACGCACAACGGTAGATCCAACCGGCGTCTTCTCAAGGTCTTGAGCCATCACACCAACATGTCGTTGGTTTGGGTTCTCACCAATTCCGGGTTTGTAGTTGAAGGCGTACGGGTTGAGGTTCTGAAGCGCATGCTGCACAGGAGACTCGGCTCGTACGGGTGACGGTGAGCCGTACATCGCACCCTGAGATGCGGCCATCTTTTCAGCGTCAGCCTTCATGAGCGCAGCGGAAAGTAGATTGATTTTGCGCTTTGAATTTTCATCCGACACGGCGTACTTGGGCACATCAAGCTGGTAAGCGCTTGACATTGGGTTGCCATAGGTTGCCGGCTCCATCTGCATTGCCTGGTTGTTCAAATACGCGTTCGGGTCCTGAAGCTGGAAGCGAGACTTGTCTGATACGGCAGAAGCAAGAGACGCCTGTGCGCTTGGGTCCATGACAACATTTCCGTTCATGTCCATGCCTTGCGTGTTGAGACGAATGGGCGTCGGCTGTTGTGCCGCATTTGCCATATTGAACGTGTCGTCACTGACCTTTGGCGCATCACTCGACTTTGGTGCAGAGGGGCCACTTGCGGTCGAGTAAGCGCGTGTCGGCATCATCGGAGGGGGCGCCTGTCCAGACAAGGAAGCCCCAGCATACTGAAGCCCTCGCCCTACCGTTTGCCCCGCAGAAATGTCCTGGATATCCTCTTTGTTGCGGACATCGGACATGGCCGTTATGCTGCCAGCAGCCGACACTCCTGCGCCAACGTATTTGTCGGTTCGCGCGTCTTGTCCAGATTGGATACCAGCTCCGACCTGGTGACCCCTATCGATAGCGGCACGATCTTCAAAGTTTGCGCCAAGCTGAGCGCCATAAACAGCCTTTCGATTGTTCTCCATGCCCATCTGATAGGCATCATTCATCGCGCGCTGATTCGCCTCAAGCTGCCCCTGCGCAATCGAGCCTTGTTGGGAGAGCCCGCGCGATTGATTGTACATGCCGGCCGCACCATAATCTTGGCCGCGAATGCCGGCCGCCGCATTCTGAATCCCCTGAACACTCTGAGCATATCCCTGCATGGCGCCAAGTTGCTCTTGAGCGCGCACAGCTCCCATTTGCCCGGCCAACTGCTGACCTGCGTTCGCGGCATTCGCGGCGGCATTCTGTTGAGCCATGGCAAGGCCTGCCGGACCGCGCGCGGAGGCTGCTGCCGATGCCTGCTGGGCGCGGACGTCGTTCATACCTGTGGCCATAAGCGCACGCGCGAGGGATGGCCCCTCTCCACGAGCCATGGCGTCATACCTATCCGCAGATTTCTGCTGTTGAGCGAGAGCCTGAAGCTGGAGCATCCGATCGGAGTTCCCAACACCCATCTGGGCGTTGAACGCATCTCGGTCCGCGTTCGCCATAGAGTTGTCAATCTGGTAGGCTCCGCGGCCTTGTGCGGCATTCGCCATGCCGAGATATCGATCTGCCTCACGGTTGGCCGAAGAATCACGGAGCATCTGCCCAGTTCTCGGATCGTAAAGCGCAGCGTATCCGCCGTAAGTAGACTGGTTCTGATTAAACGTCTCTTTCGGAGTCGAAGAATAGGGGGCGTAAGCCGTCTGTGCGGTAACAGCGCGGCTCCGATAGCCATCCCCAGCCTTGACGTTTCCACTGTTGGCCAGACCAACCTCATAGTTACGCTTCATCATCGCATCGCGCTCAGCGAGCTTCCGCTGATACTCAACGTCTTTTTGGGCGTCCTGCATAGCAGATCCCATCTGTTTCAAGATTGCCATCTGTCTAACCTCTCTGAACCGCAGGGAGCTTGTCCGTCCCCATCTTCTGGCCCCACGTAAGAGCTAACCCAAATAGTGTAATCGTTTTACCGTCACCTTCGAGCTCTCCGCCCGTCGGCGGTGAGTCTTGGATTTTGATTCTAAGTGCGCGAGATTTCTGCTGCTTCACGTGTACTTCGATTTGCTCTTTTTTGAAGGTTTCGATCTCATCCCAAACCCATGTTCTCGATTGTGGATATCCAACCTCGTAATCCGTCGCAATCGAAATAGAGAGGTCATGGGGGCTCTCGCGGACCCCTTCAAGCTGAACGCGCCAAATGCGCTGGAACCCTTGTAGGCCTGCCATTTTTACGTTTGGAGTCTCTACGGTCATCGGCACGAACGTCTTCACGTTCGAAAGGTCTACGTCGTAGAAGGAGTCACGTGTCTCATTGAGCACAAACCCATCTGAAGCGACGAACGCATAAATAGGCCTGTTGTTGTCGTCGTAGTTTGGAACGATGGCCCCACATGCGTAGGATTGTGAGGTTTCTCCGAGGACAACCTCAGAAGTGGACCACGTGCGCGTATTTAGGTTGTAGACAAGCAGGATACCTGGAGTGGGGCCGGCATCGCTCTCAGATGGTGCCATTGTGAAGATGGCGCGGCATGTCTCCTCGTCCAGGACGGCGCTCGTAATAACAGGGTTCGATGACACCTTGTCTCGTACAGGCTCCCCAATCCATTCGACCGACTGAGCGCGTGTCAGCACCTCAATACCTCGCGTCGATTGGAACATGATTCCATCTTGGGTGCGCACAATCGAGCGCGCGTTGATGCAACCTACCTCCGTTGGTAACTCAATGGGTGACGAAAACTCGGTACCATTTCCGCCATTCTCTGGCGGTCCCTGACCGTCTACGTAGAAGATTGAATCCTCTTTGAAGACATATAGGTGCCCATCCTGAGAGCACAATCCAGTGATGCCACCGCCGCGCTCCACAATAAATTGGAAGGCATCTGAGAACCATGTGCCTTCCCCCTCAACAGCTACAGCAGAGTAGAAGATTGTCTTCCCGTTGGCCCCGAAAACGCGGTCCATGTGAACGGTCTCGCATGAAAAGAACGGCGGAGCCTGTCGAGGCTGCGAGGTTCCAAGCGTTCCTGGCTGCGTGTAGAGTTGCTGCTGAGATTTAAGAATCTCATCGGTCATGAAGTCGGAAAAGAAAACGAGACGAGTGGCTCCTGGGGCAGCCTCAATCGCGCCAACGCGGTAAAACACGGTAGCTGGCGCAGTTTGCGTCCTATAGAGCACGACACGATAGGTGCCGTTGGGGCAGTTGAGCAGGTTGCATGCATCATAGGCTTGGGCTGAGATGTATGGGTGCTCTCCCGGTGGGATTGGGTTGTCGTCTCCTCCGATGGTCACGACTGTAGACGGTGCAGACCACCACACATTCCCATTCGCATCCGTGCGCTCAAAGATGGCAGTGTAGTTGAACTGTCCAATGAGTGGCGGGTCGGCATCGTTGACGGTCGTCACAGCGATTTCTGGGGCTACACACCACCCGTCTTCCACCATCCATTGACCGTCGAACACGAACGGGGCTGCGCCAGGCAGATGAATCCCGTCGAAGTGGGGCTGCGGAGTTTCTTGAGGACCGTCTACGCGTATTCGAACCGCTCCGGCGGCCTGTGATACGGCATTCTTGAGAAGGTATGTTGGTATCGTCGCGATAGACCCGCTCACCGAAACAAGCCCAAGAGAAAATCGGTGACCATATGTAAAGTTTGCCCATGACGAAAGGCGCATGTTCGCATTGCATGCGATGGATGCCTTTTCGTTCAAGTCACCCAGGTCTAGGACAACCTCTGTCCGCTGCTTGTTGGCATGAAGAACGGTATCCCCGGGTTCTGCGATGGACATGTCCACATAGGAGCATTGGCACAACAGCCTGCCACCAAGGATGAACGGCTTGGATATCGGAACATACCCAGCAATCGGCTCAACACCATCCGTTGTTATCGAGCCAGAGCCAGTGCACTCCACCTTGTACAGAACGGAATGATTCGTCTTGGACGGAGCCGGCTCGTACTCAACATTCTCAAAGACGACGGCGAAATGGGTGGCATCCCTAAGGACAACCCCAATTCTACCCTTCGGCAGAGCGCCTCCGGTGCCGTAGATATTTACCTCTGACAGCGTTGGAGCCAACGTTACTGGATTCAGTGCGTATCCGCGAACACCGCCTATTGTGTTCGAATACACAAGGAACAGTCCGACCGAAGAATCTCCGCCGATTCCGATGCTATATACCGGGCTCGATGTTGGAATGGTCGCAGTTGTGACAATGGTGCTTCTGTTCGACATTTTGTTGGTCACAATGTTCGAACCGCTTGAATACGACAGGTATGCAAGCGTCTGTGCGGAGCCAAGGTCTGTGAGCGACGAAACGTCGAAGCATTGCCCATCAAAATCGGTGGCGACTGTGAACGGTCCATTCCACGTTGTGATGCTGTTCGCTACGGCAGGCAGGAAAAAATCTCTCGCGTAGATGTTTGTTGGGTTATCTACGTCTGAGTAGAACGCGATGGCGTAGTTTCCAGCAATCGCCACCTTGCACTGAGGAGACGATACCTCAAGCTCATACTCGCGCATCATGACGCCAGTCGTTTCGTCCACAATAGACAGGAGCCAGGTAAATGTGAGCGCGAACCCAATCTCCTCCTTTGCGAAGAGTTGAGAAAATACAAGGCACCCTCCACCACGTACGACTCCGTACCCATCAAGAATCTGAACACTGTTGACTGGGACGCTGCTCGCCTGAGACGGAATTTGTACGGATTCCGCAGAAAAGTTCCTTCGCTTTCCGCACAGGACAGCGTTCAAGGAGGACTCCCCGTATGAGTCGAGCCTGCTCCCGTCATACACGCACGTTTGCCCATTCAGCGAAAACAGCGACACTCCTTTGGTTCGAATGGTCGTGTCCTGTCTTTCCTTGGTTTGCTGCTTGAACCCTCGCCTCTTTTGAAAGGCTCCGCGCTTGTCTTGATCGACATTCTTGGACGTGATGAAACCCTGTCCAGGGTCGAGCAGCTCCTCTTGAACCGATTCCTGTAGCCCGGTAGTGAATGGGATGCGAACTATCTGTTTCTGAAGAGGCATCAGAACACCTCTATCGAAATGGTGCCAAGGATGTATGAGTTCAGAACAAGTAAATTCTCCGTCGTTTCTTTTGTGTTTCGAGAAAGTGCCGGCGCACTCGAAAGGCTTGTCGTCCAATCCACCACGCGCCACATAACGCGGCGCCCAAGATTGTGCTGTAGCCGAATCTCATCTCCATCCTCAGGTGCCTCACAATCCTGGAAGATGACACTTTCGCCCTTCTGCGCGTTCTGTGACAGCTCCGTGGTGATATTGCTCATCCGGGTGAGCGTCTCCGCAAGCTTGACCGGGTCTTGAACCATCTCGGTCGTAACCTTGTCCTTGCGCGTGAACGGGCGAGCACCAACGATAATCGCGCCGGTCGGGGCGCTGATGACCTTGTAGTTCATCGGCGAGCACCGCCAAACGGACCCCACCAAATACCGTTGTCATACGGTACCGTCTCCTGAACGCGCTCGGGGTTCGCTGCGTCGCGCTTGGCCGCCCACGCATCCACACGCTGAAGCATTCGCTCTTTTCGAGACTCCCAAAGAGAATAGTCCGATTCCTCCTTCTGGAGCATCTGCGCAACGGTGCCATAAATGGCGGCGACCTCCCAGCCGTTCACGCCATCGTAGATGTCAGTCGGGTTGACGAGTCGGCTGAGGCACGGCGTGTACCAAAGGTAAACGGTCATGGCCTGGTTTACCGGCACAATTTCAATGTTCCCGGCCTGGATGCGGTACTTCGGCGGCCCGTAGTACACAAGGATATCCGAGTTCAGGTAGAGCGAGTGCTCCGCGGCCATGAATGGTGTGATGTTCTGCTTCACGCCGTTGTAGTCCGCGATAACCTCCTGAACGCTCAGAAAGTCAAAAGGAAGCGGCTGGAGAGAATCGAGCGGGTCGCTTGTGAGTGTATAGGTCTGAAGGTTTCGCCTAAAGGGCTTGTCCTGGTTTGGCCAGATGTGATTCTCAAGCTCGGCGAGCTCCTGGTTGAGCAGCTCTGTAATTTCATCGTCCGTGACGAATTCAGAGTTCTCCATGTCCGCGCGCTTGCGGCAGTCGGCAACCATGTCCTCAAGCGTTCGTGCTCGCATTAGCGCTCTCCGGTTCCGTACTGTTGACCAACAATTTCAATTGTGACGGTTGCGTTCGCGGGTCCAGCCACAAGCGCACCGTTCTCCCTGTACCCAAACGATGCGCACGCTCCAGTGTTGGACTCATTGAATCCTAGTGGCGCAAGAGCGCCAACGGCATAGCCTGCGTCGGGATATGGTGGAAGGTAGTCCTCTGGCATATGGAGAGAGATATCCACGAACGCGAACCTTTTTACGCGCTGAGACAGTTCCACAATAAAGACGCCATCGGGCAAGTCTTCCGTCAAGATCGACTTGACGAATTTATTGTCTCCAGCGATGTCTGACGTTTTGAATACGCCAGTACCGTCGCACGTCATCGTGAACGTGCATGTGAACACGCCGGGCGTGTTTGTTCTCCCGGCAGATGTTCCAAGGACGCTCATCGCGTTCCCCAATTTTCTGTTTGAAGGTCAACCCGAAACACGAACCTTGTGCCTGCTGGCGGCCAAACGCCTGATGGAACACCGGCATTCCATTCGACGTATGCGCCGACGAATACGGGTAACCCTGACGCATCAAATCCAATGGGAATGTTTGGTCCGTTGAGCATGTCTCCGGCTGCGCTCGTCTCGTGCAGCATGACGCACTTCGAGTACAGGATGTTTTTGCATTTCTGCTTCAGCTTGATGAAGAACACGCCATCAGGCGGTCCAGGGAACTGGTCGTTGCAAACAATAGAGTCAACGATGCCACCGTCTCCCTTGATGCCTTGCACGGTAAGGCGACCCTGGTCGTTTGCTGTGCACTCGAAAAACACAGACACAACGCCAGCGCCAGTGGTTTGCTGCGAGTAAAATTGATTCCCGTTTCCGGTGACGGACATGATGGTTTCCCAGGAAAAGAGGCCCCCGAAGGGGCCCCTTGGTTTACCGCGTACCGAACGTGCCCTTTTGGAGGAAGCACGCGAACTGGACGCGCGCTCCGTCGGCAGGGTCCGTCGGGGCACCGGCAGCGTTCTCCGTGAAGAAGTGCATGGTCAGCGGGGTGCCGCTCGCCTCGTTGGCAAACGATTCCACGATGACCTTTGCGCCTGCGGAGCCTCCACCGGGAACAACGATTGTAGGAAGAACCGCGACGGCTTTTGTCCAAGAGTTCTTGAACGTGACCGTGAATTCTCCCGTGTCGTCCTTGGTGACAGATGCCACAAGCTGGCCTCCGTCCCCTTGGATGGTCTGTAAGTCACCATCGGATGCCACGAGTTGGAATACATGGCATTCCAGACCCGGGTTTCCTGAGCGAAGGAAATAGTCAGAGCTTTGTGAGGTTCCCATTTCCTAACACTCCTTGAAGGCCTTGAGGGCTTCCTTGATGGCTTCTTTGTCTTTCGAAAGGATGGCGTCAGCGAGTTCGTCGGTAACGGCGTCCATTTCGTCGTCTTCGGGAAGACTGCCGGAGGAATCCGCGTCTTTCGGCGCGGACCCCTTCGGCTTTCCAAGCCCGATCATAACTGCAAGGGAGGGCTTTTTTTCCACGTCGCCCTCTTACAGTTGCGCCGTGCCGTTGAACCCAGGCGCTTCGCAGGTGAACTGCGCGTAGTACCCGATACGAATCTCGTAGCTGTCCGAGTTGGTTGCACGGAGAAGCTGGTTCGAGTCGAGGTCGAGAATGCGCGGAGCAGCGCCAAGCGAATCTACGCTCCAGGTGTCGGTCTGGAGCATATTCGTCCAACCTTGCGGCTGGTCGATGTCGGCGATGACCTGAATCGGACCCTTCGGACCCCAGAGCTTGACGCTCTCGAACCCGATGTCCGGCATGTCAACCGACTTGACGCGGTCGTAAATAACCTTGCTTCCAAGGGCCTTCACGAGGTTCGCGTAATCAAGCGGGTTGAGCGTCGAGATGTTCGGCTTCCCACCGTTTGCGCAGATACGAGCCGCAAGGTCGATAAGCGTTGTCTCAATCGGGCCACCGGCGCCGTCGAGGTACCGAACACCCGCGAGACGCTGCGGGTCAACCGAACGGTCGAGCCCGAAGAAGTCGTCGCCAGTCGTCGGGTCGGTTCGCGGAATCCATCCGAGAATGCCCGTCGGCTGCGTGTTGGTGGTCTCAATGTCGCCGTTCTGGAAGATGTAGTCACCAGCGGTTGCGCCGGTGATGGTGTTCCAGTTTGCGCTCGCGGTGAGCGTTCCGGTGTTACGGTCAACCTTGGTGAGTGTGACGGTACCCGTTCGCTTCGCGCCAGTCGTGCCGTCGTTTGCGCTCAGGTTGATAACCATACCAACCTCGAACTTCACCGAATCGGAGACGTTCGCGAGGGTGATGGTCGGGGTCGCCACGTTGGAGGTAGCGCTGATTTGACCGCGAGCGCCGCCGCCGTTGCCGAAAAGAGCCATGCCAAGCGCACGGCCAGCCGTGTACATGGCGCCATCAATTTCAGTCTTGAGGGTCCGAAGAAGTGCGCCGGCATCCGTCGCCGCAGCTTCAATGGTTTCACCCGCAATCTGCGCAAAAGCGTAGCCGGGCTTACGCTCGACAATGACTTTCTTGTATTGGCTGGGCGTGATGTTCCCCTGGGCCACGCCGAATGCAGCGCCGCGGCCTTGAGGTGCACCATACTTGAATGCGACCACCTTGTTCTCACCGACGAACTTGGTGTTTTTCTTCATCATCGCGAAGGTGGGGTGGTCGGGATAAATCATGTCCCACACCTTCGACTGGGTGTATTGCGTCTTGAGTACCGCAGCGGCGGTAGCTTGATCCAAATATGCCATGACAACAGCTCCGTGAATGTGAGCCGTTGACCTGTATCTGGCGTTACTTGTTCGCTAAGCGGGCGTTCAGAATCCGAAGTGATTCTTGGTCAGCCCATTCTTGCGACCACTTTGGAGATGGCTCCGTGGTAACCGTAGCGTCAGCGGTCAACGTGCGTGGTTGTTCACCCGGTACTCGGGGTGCAACTGCATTCACTGGAACTGCTGCCTGACTAGCCGGTACTGCTTTCACACGAGAGGCCCAGAACTTTTCACGCCGTTCAGCGCGTTCCTGTGCCTCAGCCTCCAATTGTTCAGCAATGACATCATCTGTCAAGTCATATCCTGTTTGCGCCTTGTATGATTCTGCATACTCACGCGCGATAGCTATCCCACGTTGTGCGAGTTCCTCGGCAGTAAATTCCTTCACGAGGTGCGGGTACTTGTCCGCAGATTCGGCGATGGACTCCACAAAGATGCGCTGTGCTTCCGTGACGGAGGTGTCCACATATGCGAGCTGTTGCTGTTGAACCATCTCCAGGCGGGCGCGCTGCTCTTGCTCAAGCCTCGTCTCAAGCTCTTTGATTTTGGATGCAATCGGGTCCGCGACCTCAGGGTCCGACGCGGCACGCTTCATAAAGTCGAGCGGGTCCACGCCAATCGCTTTCAGCTTTTGGATCGGGTCTCCGTCCTTCAGCGCCTCATATTTGCGCTTGTATTCTTCGGTCTCGCGCCGGACGCGCTCGAACTCCTCTTTGGCCTGCTGAAGCTTTAGGCGCTCTTTGCGCGCACGCTCCTCAGAACGACGTGCGGCAGAAATCTTGGCAGCGACACGCTCATCTTTGGGCTCTTCCTTTTTCTCTTCCTGAACGGCATCCGTCTTTGCGGCATCTTCAGGCTTCGGTGTCTCCGCTGGCGATTCTGCTGCGGGCGCCTCTCCAAAAACATCTTTGGCGGCGCTGAGGAGTGCCTCGGCGCTGATGGTTGGGGCCGTATTGACGATGGGTGTGGACGGTTGCGTGGCTTGGACGTTTTCTGTCACTTCAGACATAGGCTCTCACATGGGTGGGGGTGGCATTCCCTCCGGAGGCATCATGCCATCGGGGGAGGGTGGCATCATCGGCGGACCGGGAGGCGGTTCCATTGGAGCGCCCATCGGTGGCCCTTCTGGCGGAGGAGGCTCAGCGGGGGGCTCCATATACGCAATGGTTGCATCCATGTAATCTCGAAGGAGCTGCAAGCGGTCCTGCGGTGCGCCGTCCAGTCGCCAAGCGTGGTAATTCTGCCTGCATAGCTTCAGGGCCAGCGGGTGATTGTCGTACGGCTCAGGAGTCACCACCTCGCCCGTCTTGAGCATGTGGGCGATGTTTCGGTTGATGACGTTTCGGTCCGCGTTTGCGAGCTTGGCGTACCGCTCGATGTCTGGGAAATCGAGAATCTCCATCATGTCTTCTGGCGGAATCTGGCCGATTCTGCTCATGTCTTCCGCCCACTCCATCTTCCCGGACACCGTGCTTGGGATGGAGGAAGTCGGCAAAAGCTCGATAGCGTAATCCGTTTCGGCAAGGTTGATTTCGCCCCAGTCGATGTATTCAATGGACTTCCGGGACACGGCGCGAATCTTGTAGTTCCCGGCGGCGGCAAGCTCCTTCGCGCACTCAACCGTCTGCTTGGCGCAGTTGAGAACGAACTTGTCATACCGCTTCGACTTCTCCGCAAAGCGCTTGCTCTGGATATCCTGGTACTCACGTTGTGCGGCGCCCGAGTTGAGGCCGGCCGGTTTCTGCCCAGTGGCCTGCAACTGAGAGACGCCAACAAGCTCAAACGCGCGTGCGTAGAGCCCATTCAAATGCTGGTAAATCTCAGGACTGATGATGCTGGGTGCCTGGTAGACAGGCGGCTGTCCGGAGTATTTGACGATTGCCGCGAGGTCGTTGTTGATGTGCTGCGTCGTAACGTCTGACCCCGAGTGAACCAGGTAGTGGCCAGTGATGAGATGCATTCCGCGCTGAATCTGGCGCAGAAGCTTATTGATTTCGGTCTGAATGCCGGTCAACTCTTCCGCGATTCCAATCCCCCAAAAGCCCACGCGTGGGTCGCTCCACCTGAAGAACTCGAAGGGGAAACGGCTACGCGTCCAAGGCTCATCGACAAGCGTGCATCCGTCCACAGCGACCACGTGACGCCCGTCACCGGCACCTTTCTTACTCGGAAGGTGCCATCCTTCGGTGACCAGAATCTGGTCGGCCGTCGTGTTGTAGGCAAATTCCGTGTCCTCAGAATCCACCTGGCACACGGCAATCTTAGCCTGCTTCTCCTGGTCGTCGGCCGCAAACAGCTCCATGACACGGCGACGGTCAACAAATCGACGCTGATACATGCTGCGCGGTTTGCCATAGATGCTTTCACCGTCGTCCGTCACAATCTCCCACGGGAGCACGTTCTCATAGGCGACGCGGCCGTGCTCATGGTCCGCGTAAATCTTTACCGGGCCGGTACCCATGTTCGCACCAACGCTAAACGCGCGAACAAATGATTCGTTGGCGTCGCCTTCGTAGAAGCACCCCTCTACCGAGCGTTCAAGGTTCTTCGCTTGCTGCTGCTTTTCCCAGTCGCCGTCCACCGTAAGAAACGTTGGTTTTGGCGTAGCAACGGCCGCAATTTCGGCCGTACACGAATCGACGCACGCCTTGACCACGTTCATCGATAGGCGTTCAGACAGAAGCGGGCCACGAGTGGACCAAGCGGCATAGCCCCACCCGGCAATCTGGATGTTGCCGTACATAGACGCGTGCAGCATGTCCATGAGCTTCCGATATGCCTGCGCGTTGCGTATGGTTCGAACCGTCGCAACGAGGTCGATGTGCGCTTCGCCTACCGGGCGATTCCACCAGCGCGGCGAAAGATACGGGCTCGGGCTGTACTGCTCATCTTTCTTTTTCATTCGTCACCGCCGATGAAGGGTTCGATGGGTGCGCCCGAGGAATGGAGCATGTTTTCCAGAATCTCGCGCTGTTCGTCGCGCGGGTTTCTGCGCGGCAGGTCTTTGTCCTCAACTGGCTTCCTTGGCTCAGGTCCAAGAACGATGCCGTCCCACTGAACCACGCCAAGCCTGCGCATCAGGGCTACCTTTTCTTCGAGGTCAACCATGAAAAACTTTCATAGCAGGTCTCTCAGGAAATCCATCTCATTTTTCACACGATTCTCAAGCTCTCGGATTGCTGCCCTTTCCTCATCCTGAACTTTTTGCATAGCTGTCTTGGGAGGGTCTGGCTCTTTTTCGAAGTGGGCAAGCGTGGCTCGCCACCCGTAGAGCATGGCATCGCAACAGTGGTTCGGGAGCTTTGGATCCTCTTCCTTTTTGCTGCCGTCCTTCCACGACAAAACGGCCATCTCTTCGAGCAACTCGCGGCACGTCTCTTTCACAATCTTGATTTTGCCCTTCGAAAAGCGGCCATTGATGAGAGCGATGTAGCCTCGCTTGTTGTGCTTATCCGCTGCCTCAATGGGCAGCCCGAAGCGCTGAATCGCCTGCTCCGCGTACCCCTTTCCGAGGCCACCTGTGTCGCCCACCATCTGAATCGGCTTGTATTTTCGACTCAGCTTGTCGGATTCAACGGCGGCGTCTTCTGGTGTTTGCTTCTGCTTTTTGTACCCCTCAACGATGTAGACGTTCGGGTCATTGCGCCGCCACCCAAGGACCACGTTCCCCACGTCATCAGTGAAACCGTAGTCATGGGCCACGATGTGGTAATCGAGCTTAGGCAGACTGTCTTTGTCGATAACGTCGTCGAGCGAGAAATGGCCATAAACCAGTCCGCCGCCATCGCTAATCCAGAGCCCCTCTTCGAGCTGTTGCCGGCTTACCGGGTCAAGGATGGCTAGCGAACGCTCGTACTCTTCTACGTTCAAAAATGGGTTGTCCCTGGCTTTCGCCGGAACAAACAAACGCTCCGAACCGTCGTGTTCAACGAAGCGGCGCTTGACCCATTCGTGACCAATGTCGCCAGGGTTCGCCGCGCTCCGAATGCGGAGCGGAACGGTCATGCTTTTCTTTTTTCGGACACGAGAGCATAGATAGCGGTACCAAAGCTCAGGCAACTGTGTCACCTCGTCAAAGCCGAGGTATTGCCATTCGCCGCCCTGATACCTGCGCCGGTCATGCTCGTTGTCCATATAGCCAAACGTGAGCGTTGCCCGCGTCTTGAGCCACGTAAAGCGGTGGTCCTCTCGGCTGTAGTGCACTTCCCCTGAGCCAATGAAGGGGTCAAGCCACTCTTTGGCTCGGTCAAGAATGGAGCCCGAGCGGTTCAAATCCTGAAATGTGCGCCGGATAATGAGCGCGGCATAGTTCGGCACGTGCACGTATTCGAGGGAGCCCATGAGCAGGCATGACGACTTGCCACCGCCAGCAGCTCCACCATAGAACGCCTCTAGCTTGTCGCTATCGAGGAACTGTAGTTGCTTTTCGTAGGGCTCCTCTGGACAGTACCTCCACCGTTGCGGCCTGCTATCAGCAGACAACATCCGGTGGAGATATTCCAGCTCGATAAGCTCTTCGGCTGTTAGCTCAGAAGAGAGAACCAACAATCCACCCCATCAGCGCGCCAAACGAAACAAGCGCAACGGTCTCAATGACGACTTGCGTCATGCGTCACGAAATAGCCAGTAGATGACGAACAAAGAGCAGATGGCGGCGATGCTCATTCGTCTTCCGCCTTAGCTACGCCCTGGCCACGTTTCTTTGGTTCGGGCTTTGACAGTACGTCAACGCAAAGGATGTTTGACCACGGGATGAGCTTAGAGCCTCCCCCGTTTGTGATGACCACCCCGAGCGCGTCTTGAGCGAACGTGACGCCGTGCTGTACGCCGATGTAGCGCCCCAGCTTTTGGGTGCCGGGGAGCGTCACGTCATCGCGTAGTGTGATGGAGTGAATCAAGACGTGTACTCCACAATGCGTTCGCGTGGCACAAGCGTTGTTCCGCCGGGTCCGGTAATCGTGAGCACGTCGCCGGTGAGGTCGAGCGTGATACCGTAGTCGCCGGCTACGAAGTGGTCCCGCTTGTTGCCGTTCTGATGGTTGAGTTGTGGGGATTGAACCATGTGCGTCAGACTGACGCTTGTGATTGCTGCCATGTGCTTACTCCTCTGTTGAGCCCCAAAAATAGGGGGTACGGGTTGAACTTGTAACGCTCACCGCTGTCAACGCGGTGTGTCGCGTACTCTATCGGCGGCAGTGCAGATAGCAAGTGCCGAACAATCCCGAGACCCCTCCATCGGGGTTTGCAGTAAACGAAGTGCAACCCGGGCCCCTCGGTCACCGCAAACGCACACACTACATCGGGCATCGTGGCATCGGCCGCGACGGTAATCGCCGAGCGGGGGAGAACGTTCTCGCGAAGAAACCGCTCATGCTCTCTATTCCAGACCTCGTGCCCAAACGTGCGGGCGAACGTGCTTTTGTAGCCCTCGCGCAGCCAGTTATGCAGGATGAGATTCGTGTCTCCCGGCTCACCGGGTCGTAGAAGTATCTCAGTCGTTAGATCCACCGGACCCCTCCTCTACTAGTACTGCCTCCTCCACTACCTGAGCCTCCGGCAATCGCTTGCCCCAGTCGTGACCCGTCAACTCTTTGTAGCGCTCTAGCCGCTCCGCTGGGGTCATCGCATGCACCGCGCTAACTGTTACGTTGTGTTGCGTAGGAGCGTTCGCGCCGCTCATTGAGGCGAGCAGTCTGGCCGCGTTGATGGCGTCTTTTGGCTCTCCCTCCATCGCAATCTTTGTCATGCGAGCGCCGACCACCCCTTTTACCGCGAGCGGGTCGGTTAGTTCTAGCGCAACGCGCTTCATCGCGGCTTTCACTATCTCCTGAGCCTGAGGCACGCTTACGCCCCACCGCTTGCTGAACTCATACGTGCTTTCGCCGTGAATGAACTCGCAGCGGCGTATCGCGCGGCACACTTCGCCAATGCGAACCTCTGTTTTGCTGGCAAATTTCGTAGATAATCCAGCCATTTATGGGATGGTGTGACAAAGAATGTCACTCCACCGTTTTCTACCGTTTTTCCCGAATTATGTCAACTAGTGCACCCCTCAAAAAAAAAGAACGCCACCCCCATCTTTTTATTTGACAGACTGCTAGCTAATAGCTATACATAACATTGTGAGCGGCACGGAGCCGCAAGAGCGAGGGTTAGAAAATGGAACTCAAGAAATCTCATAAGTGGATGGCGCGTGGTGGAGTTGGAACAGAAACCGTTTACACGAGCACAAAGCGCGAGGCCGTTGTGGAGGCTCAGAGAATCTCCGAATCTTGGGGGTGCGACTCGACTGTTTCTAAGCGCTCGCCATCGGGCTGGATTACAAATGTTGTCGTGGTCGCGCCCGTGTGGGCTAGCACGGCGTTCGATGCCGCTCTGAAAATCATTCAATCCGACTCTTGACCGCTGCTACACAATTGCTATACTGTTATCCGTAACAACTGCTGAAAGGTGCAACCATGAAAACGAATCTCTCAAGTGCTCAACGTGCCAAGGTCCTCGTTATCCGCTCGCTGCTGGCAACGTCATCCTTCGACGGCGTTGAGCTTGCCGCCCAAGCGCTAAGCGC